AAGAGAATATGCCGCAAAAGCGACAGCAGTCGGGTTATTAGAGAAATACTGGCAGTTAGACATTGATGAAAAATGGTTGAACAAAACGGCTAAATGGTCGGAAACATGCGTTTCTATCGACCATCTGATAGCGTCCCAGAAAGAATTTCAGGTAGCAGATTCAGCAAAGGCTGAACTTATCGATAGCCGCAAAGAAATCAGGGACTTATGCATTGAAAAGGCGAATATCAAATATAATCTGGCAAGTCCGATAAATGCTGATGATGTGCTGAATGATACTGAAATTATAGATGCCAGTGTGTCGGAAATCAAAGCGAGAATAGAAGCATTTGCAAGAAATAGAAAAGAAGTAGAGGAAAGGGCGAGACTTGCAAAAGAAGAAATTAATCAGGAAGAAGAAGTACCAACAATTGGTGAGAAAGAAGGTGTACAGAAGAAAACAGATATCATTGTTACATTTCATTGCCGGAATGATACTGAAATTCAGACCGTCAATGAGGCAATCAATCTTATTGATGGCATTAGTTTTGATATGAAAGTAGAGGTTAAACAATGAAACGCAGATTTATGCCCATAGCAGGCATGGAAGATCGTTTTGGTGTCGAGAAGAATAAAATTCCCTTGCCCAAAAGGAGCACATCAGGAAGTGCAGGATATGATTTCTTTGCTCCTTACGATTTTTCAATTGAACCGGGAGATACAAAAGTTATCGACACTTTTGTCAAAGCATATATGCAACCGGAGGAAGTTCTTTATATATTTTCCCGTTCATCTTTTGGAATTAAAAAGAAACTAATTATTCCAAACAGTGTAGGCGTTATAGATGCTGATTATTTCAATAATCCTAAAAATGATGGGCACATCATGATATGCTTCACCAATATCGGAGAAGAAAAACAATACATTTTCAAGTGTGAAAAAATGGCACAGGGAGTTTTCATGAATTATCTGATTGCCGATGGCGATGATGCCTCTGGAGATAGAGTCGGAGGTATTGGGAGCACAGGGAGGTAATTATGGAAGAAATGGAAATTTCAGAGACTTATGAAAGGTCGGAAACAATCGGAGAATTGGCAACAGCATTAGCTGTATCACAGGGGAAAATGCAGCCTGCGAAAAAGAGCAGCTACAACCCTTTCACCAAACGAAATTATGCTGATTTATCAGCGGTATGGGATGCGGTAAGAGAACCACTTTCAAATAATGGATTATCAGTTATACAGATGCCGGGAAAGATTGAAAACGGACGTGTTTCTATTACAACGGTTCTAATCCACAAAACAGGAGAATATATCCAAAGCACTATATTTATGCCAACAGGTAAAGGGGATGCTCAATCTATCGGATCAGCAATTACATATGGCAGACGTTACGCACTGGCCGCCATGGTGGGGGTATCACTGGAAGATGATGATGCGGAAATGGCTGTTAATCATAGTGGTAATGAGATGGGCAATTCAGTAAAAAACAGTCCGGCTCTCCATAAAACACAAAATAAGCCAAAGCAAAGTGGAACAACCTCTCCAAAAGTAGTTACAGTTTCTGAATTGGGGAAAGTACTTTCTGATAAGAAGATTGCCATTGATGATTTTTCAAGGCTTGTTTATAACAAAAAGCCAGATGAATTAAATCAGATTGAGATCAACAATGCGTTCTACCGACTGGAAGCGGCTATTGCCGAATACACAAAAAGAAAGAATTCTGAAAAAGAAGAAATCCCAATGTCATGAAAGCAGATGTGAAAGATATCAAGACAGCATTCTCAGACTTGCGGACAGCCGTGCTGATGATACAAGTTGATAAGCATTGTCTGTCTGCAATGCCTGATACCACCAAACCGCTTACATTGGAAATCAAGGTCAAACGAAAAAAGAGATCTCTATCAGCAAATGCACTGATGTGGGAACTTTGTGAGAAAATCTCTGAAAAGACTGGGATTTATAAAAACGATGTATACCGGGAAGCTATTTTAAACGCAGGACACTTTTCTACCGTCCGAGTAATGATGAAAGCCGCTGCCCGCCTGATAAACGATTGGGAACGCAACGGTGTTGGATGGATAGCTGTGCCGCTGGGTGATGACGGTGAATGGGTGGATATACAGCTTTATGCTGGTTCATCCGGTTATGACTCTAAGCAGATGAGCCGGATAATTGATTATCTATTTGATGCGTGCCATGAGCTTAATATCGACACTATATCACAAGCAGAGCGGGAAAGGTTGGAAAACGAATGGAAATAAAAAAACATACCCCGCTTAGATTATCTGACCGTGGATATAAAAGAATGTGTGGATTAGTGGATAAACGTGACGGGCATAAATGCATTATTTGCGAATGCCCGGACGTACAGCACCATCATGTCATTTACCGATCACAAGGCGGATCAGATACGCTGTGGAACCTAATATGCCTTTGCCCTGATTGCCATAGCAGATATGCGCATGGCATAGATAAAGAGGACTGGCAAGTTAAATTTATCAGCTATCTGAATTCTAAGGAGTGTAAGGAGTTTGAGCATAAGGTGAAGAAAAAAGTGGAGTACATCTATAAATGCTGTATGAAAAGAGGTGATAAGAATTGGCTGAAAAAAGAATGATGTCGAAATCCATTATAGAAACAGATAAATTTATGGATATGCCGATGTCCGCCCAGTGCTTATACTTCCACTTACTACTGAGGGCAGACGATGACGGTTTTATCGTTTCCCCTAAAAGAACCATGAGAAGTATTGGCTGTACCGACGATGATATGAAAATCCTGATAGCAAAAAGCTATGTATTGGCCTTTGAATCAGGTGTAATCGTCGTAAAGCATTGGAGAATTCATAATTATGTCAAACGTGACCGGTATAAACAATCTTCTATCCCAGAATCAAAACTTATAATGTTGGACGAGAACAGAGAGTACCAATATTTGGAACCAAAACGGAACCAAAGTGGAACCAGTTTGGAACCAAAACGGAACCAAAGTGGAACCAGTTTGGAACCAAAACGGAGTAAAGAGGAACATGAAGGCTATTCAGAAGACCATGAAGAATACGATAAAATCAATACTTTCAATGGTGCGGAGCCAAACTGGAACCAAAATGGAACCAAAATGGAACCAAAATGGTTCCACAGATTAGATAAGATTAGATTAGATAAGATAAGAGGAGAAGAGATAAGAAAAGATAAGAAAGAAAAACAATCTGTTTCATTGAAAACCATCATTGAAGAATTTGCTGGAAAGAATTCTATGTTGTTTGAAGCTGTCAAAGATTGGATTGAAATGAGAAAGACAATCAAAGCACCTCTCACAGCGAGAGCCGCTTCTATGTCCTTTAAACGGTTATGTGAACTTTCCCATGGCAATGAGTCTATGATGATTGAAATCCTAAATCAATCGACGCTTAACTGCTGGAAGGGGCTATTTCCTTTAAAGAACCCATCCGGCTTACAGGATCAAAAAAGCAAGATACAAAAAACGGCGGAAATGTTTGAAAGGATGAATGCAGAGAATGGAACTGACAAAAACTCAGAAGGCGTTATCCCTGCTGACTGGGATATATGACAGATTTACAGAAGAAAGAGCAGGACTATATGCACAGTTCCTTGGTGATATTCCTGATGAAGTTCTAACTGCCGCCATTAAATCTTTGATTTTGACGAGCAAATTCCCGCCAACGATTGCGGAAATCCGTGAAGAAGCTGAAAGAATTTACAGGATAGCAAGCGGGAAACAGATTCCAACTGCAGGAGAAGCATGGAATGAAGCATTAAAGGCAGTGCGGGAATATGGATATTACCAAAAACCTAAATTCAGTAGCCCGCTGATTGAAGAAGCTGTCCGCCGTTTTGGATGGGAAGAACTTAACATGCAGCCGATGAATACTATCGGTGTGGCAAGAGGTCAGTTTATGAAAATCTATGATTCGCTGGCATCTGAGCGACGGGAAACAAAGCGAATTGAAGCATTGATTGGAAATGAAAGAGTGAACCGATTAATTAGCGATACGGCAAAGGGCAAAATGCTCAATCAGGGAAAGGCGGATAGGAAATGAACACAGTTGCACTCATGGGAACCCTTGTAACAAATGGTAAGGTTTATCTGCGAAAAGATAACGTGAAAAGCCCATCGAATATGGTTCTATTTGCTATACAAGTGAAATCAGTACGTGAAAAATACCATACAGAAGACCCAAAAGACGGAATAGTATATTGTGCATGCTTCCAAAGCCAATGTAATGAAACACTACTAAAAACAGGAAATGTGGTTTTCGTCCAAGGTTCGCTTACCTGCAGAGTTTTTCTTGATGAAGAAGGACAATGGTACAAGGGATTAGGTGTATGGGCAACGAACGTTACGATTTATGAGAGAAAGGAGAACGAAGATGATAATTAGCGGGCGTTTAAGACGTGAGTTGAGCACTGATAAGGACTTTGTGATATTGATAAATCCAATCAGCGTATGTTGCGTTGGAAAAGAAATTGAAATTAGAGATAGGTCGTTTAGAAAATATACCAAAGAGTTCCCTGCAGAAGCCATTGCAGAAAAAGAGATGGAACGAATTGAAATGTTGATGGCGCTTGGCGGGACAGTTTTGAGAATTGGAGAAAAAGTATGAATCAGGTAACAATAATCGGAAGACTGGGACGTGACCCGGAAATCAGAGCTGCTAATAACGGGAAAGTGAAAGCAAACATAACAATAGCAACTAATAGACGTATAGTCACTAATGATGGAGAAGTGAAAGAATTTACTGATTGGATAAATGTAGTCGCATGGGGGAATATTGCAGAAGATATAGGCAACTCTTTAACCAAAGGGGCGAGGGTTGTGGTTATCGGGCGTTATGCTACACGGTCATATGAGTCAAACGGGAGTAAACGATACATAACGGAAGTTATTGCGTCAGTAGTAGCTAAAACGCTTGGAGATACAAAAGGCGATTTTAACCAATTTGGAACAGCTCAGCCTGATTCTAATATTCCATTCTAAGAGGTTGCGACACCATGAATAACATAAAATACTATTTAGTCAAAGAACAATGTGATTGCTTGAAAAGAGGCATTGAAAAACTTTTATTTGAAATGTTTGACAGAGGCGTCTTGAAAGATTATGAAAACACTTTGCAAAAGATGAAAAGGGCAAGAAATAAACTTGAAAACCTTATTGACAGTGAAAGGGATGGTGAATGATGAAAAGCTATCTTGATTTCCTGAAAAACAAGGTTATAAAAGCCCCTGTTTCAGGTATTGATGTATCGGTGAATGAAATAAGCTCCGTACTTAAACCACATCAGAGAGATGCTGTCATATGGGCATTAAAAGGTGGGCGCAGGGCATTATTCGAAGCATTCGGACTGGGGAAAAGTATTCAACAGCTGGAATGGTGCCGTGTACTTACAGAAAGAATAGGTGGTAAAGCGCTAATAGTCTGTCCATTAGGTGTCAAACAAGAATTTACTGAAGATGCAATTAATCTGCTCCATATCCCTGCGCCAACATATGTCAGAAACATGGCAGAAGTGAACGCTACAGAAAACAAGATAGTAATAACCAACTATGAACGTGTTAGAGATGGAGATATAGATCCACATCAATTTACAGCATGTTCATTAGATGAAGCATCAGTTCTGAGGAGTTTTGGAAGTAAAACGTATCAAACATTTCTCCCGAAATTCGCAGGCGTAAAATATAAACTCGTTGCCACAGCTACGCCTGCACCAAACAGATACAAAGAACTTATTCACTATGGCGGATACTTGGAAGTTATGGATACGGGGCAGGCATTGACACGCTTTTTTCAGCGGGACAGTACAAAGGCTAACAACTTAACCTTGTACCCGCACAAAGAAAAAGAATTTTGGCTGTGGCTTTCTACATGGGCGTTATTTATTCAAAGACCATCAGATCTTGGATATAGCGATGACGGATATGCCCTTCCGCCGATACAGGTTAATTATCATATGCTATCAGCTAATTTACCTGATAATCAAATAGACCGCGATGGACAACAAAAATTAATTAAAGATTGTGCGGTTGGATTAGCGGATGCTGCAAGAGAAAAACGGGAAAGTATCAATGTACGGCTTGAAGAAGCAAAGAAAATTATTGATAAATCTCCCGATGACCATTTTATTTTATGGCACGATTTGGAAGCAGAACGCCATGAGATACATAAAATAATTCCAGAAGCTAAATTCATCTTTGGACAGCAGGATTTAGAAGAACGAGAGAAAAACACAATTGGATTTTCACGTGGGGATTTCCGCATCCTTGCCACAAAAAAAGAGCTTTCCGGGAGTGGATGTAACTTCCAAAAACATTGCCACAGGCAAATATTTATGGGCATTGATTATGAATTTAATGACTTCATTCAAGCAATTCACAGATGCTACCGATTTCTGCAAACAGAGCAGGTCATCATAGACATCATTTACATGGAAACAGAACAGCAGATATTAGAAGTCTTGAAAAAGAAATGGGAGCAATATAACAAGCTCACAACAAATATGGAAGAAATCATTAAGAAATATGGTCTTTCACGAAATGACGCCATTAAAGAAATGCAAAGGAGTATCGGAGTGGATGAGATTGTAACAAAAGGTACTAATTATACAGCTATCCATGGAGATTGTGTAGAAGAAACAGAGAAGATGCCAGATAACTCGGTAGATATGATTTTGACATCAATTCCATTTGGCAATCACTATGAATACTGCACGAGCTACAACGATTTTGGACACAACGAAGACACTGATAAATTCTTTGAACAGATGGATTATTTAACACCTAATCTGCTTAGGATATTACGACCGGGGCGTGTTTATGCCTGCCATGTAAAAGACAGAATATTGTTTGGGAATGCAACAGGAACAGGAATGCCAACAGTTGAACCATTCCATGCGGCAACAATCATGCATTGTATGAAACACGGCTTCCAATTCTTTGGAATGATAACCGTTGTAACTGATGTTGTTCGTGAAAATAATCAAACATACCGCCTCGGATGGACGGAACAGTGTAAAGATGGCACGAAGATGGGAGTAGGATGCCCCGAATATATCCTTCTTTTCAGAAAGCTCCCTACTGATACATCAAATGCTTATGCTGATGTCCCTGTCACCAAAAGTAAAGAGGAATATACTCGTGGACAATGGCAATTAGACGCTCATGCGTTTTGGAGAAGTAGCGGAAACAGGCAATTATCAGTGGATGATCTAAAAGACATGCCCATGTCGGACATACGAAAACTGTACAACAAATACAGCCGGGAAACAGTCTATGACTTTGACAAGCATGTAAAACTGGCAAATGCAATGGACGATAAGAATAAATTACCCGCAACATTTATGTGCATAGATCCCGCGAGTTGGTCGCCTGATGTATGGGATGATGTAAACCGAATGAGAACGCTTAATACAGAACAATCAAGAAGACGAAAACAGATGCACCTTTGCCCTTTACAGTTTGATGTAGTAGACCGTTTGATAAATCGGTACACAAATGAAGGTGAAACTGTACTTGACCCATTCGGCGGGCTAATGACTGTACCTCTTGAGGCTATAAAAGCAGGGCGGAAAGGTATAGGAATAGAACTCAATCCGGAATATTACCATGACGGATGCTGGTATCTGAAAAAAGAGGAATTAAATCAAGAAACTCCTGATTTATTTGAACTGGCAGGGATTTAATCTAAATTGTATGTGAGGCGATAGCGATTAAGTTAGTAAGCACAAGAAGTAGGAGAGAAACGATGTGCAGAAAATAAAAGATATTGTTATGGTAAATAACCGGAACTATATCATTATGACAATAGCAGTACCGAACGGATTACGCGATAGTGTATTAGATCTATTTCATACAGTTATTCTTGAGGCAGATAAGAATGGGAATGCCATTTCATTTTATTATCTGTATAAGCAAGAATATATGACAGAAAAAGCGGCAGTAGCCGGTCATTCCATTGTGGTAAATAAAGTAATGGCAGGTGATCTGCCATGATGAAATTGGAGTGTGACCAGAGATTACCAACATTGAATGAATATATCAAAGCGGTAAATGGAAGCCGTTGGGCAGGCGCATCCTTGAAAAGAAAGTATACAGAAGAATTAGCGTGGAAATTTAAAAAGCAGGCCGCCGGAAAAGTATTTAAATCTCATGTAACCATCTTTATTGATTTCTATGAAAGTAATAACCGTCGAGATGATGACGGTGTTATGCATGGCATGAAATATATTTTAGACGGGTTGCAAGAAGCTGGGATTATAAAAAATGACAGTCCTAAATATTGTCATGTGTTACCGGAAGTCTTGCGGTCAAAAAAAAAGGATGGTAATGGAAAGATCGTAGACTATATTGAAATCTCAATATATGAAAGTGTGGCAGCACGATGACTATCCGAGAATTCTTTAAAAGTGTAAGAGGAAAAGGATTATTAGTTATAGCATTGAATAAATCCCGTCAAACACTTCTAATGGATATTGCTTCCGCTAAGGGGATAAGATACGATAAACCAAAAGTAGATAACAGTACAAAGAGAGATCTGTCTGATGTGCTAATGGAAATTTGCGCAAAAGGAGAAAGCATAGATAAGCAGTTTTTATTACAACTACAACAGCTTAGCGATATGCGTATGATTGCCATGAATCTTATTAATATAGTTATCGATGATGAAAAGAAAACCATATTGCAATACCGATATATACAATGTATGGATTGGGATGCAATTGCGAAAGCGTTCCCGTATTCAAAGAGACATGTGATTAGATTACATAATGAAGCACTTACAGAAATGGAAGAAAAAACAGGAGAAATAAAAGATGTCACACAATGTCACTCTAAAAGGTGTTAAAATGGTAATGTGAGAAGTTAGGGAAAGTCGAAATGAGGGCGTGATGTAACGATAGCATAAATGTCATTAAAGACATTCTGTATAGGTGAAATTCCTATCGCCCTTTCCAGTAATCAGCAGCCATGGGAAACCGTGGCTTTTACTTTGTGATAAATCAGGTGAGAGAATGTATATAATAAGAGTTTGGAGAGTGATTAAATGCCAAGGAAAGGTGAATATGAAAAGTGGATAAAAGGTGAGGGGCTAAAAAAGATAATAGAATGGGTGAAGTCCGGACTTGATGACAAACAGATAGCAGAAGATAAAATACACATACATAAGTCCACATTATATGATTGGTTTAATAGATTCCCCGAATTTGCCGACACTTACAAAAAGGCCAAGGAAATACCGGAAGCAGCTGTAGAAAATGCACTTTATAATACAGCGATAGGACGAACTTATTATGAAGAAGTCCGGATAATAAAAAATAAGAATGGAGAAACAATACGAACCATACATACAAAAAGAAAAATACCGCCAAACCCAACCGCGGCCATGTGTTGGCTAAAGCATAAAAACCCGGCTAAGTGGGGTGATTGGTAATGGCAGAAACATGGGCGGCAAAGTTTTATAACTCTAAAGAGTGGCGGCAGTTAAGACAGGCACTCATTATTCAACGTGGAGCGATATGCCAGCAGTGTGGTAGAAATATGACGTTCAATCAATCCGAATTGATAGGGCATCATAAAACAGAACTTACGCCGGGAAATATAAATGATCCGTTGGTTTCTTTGAACCCTGAAAATGTAGATTTGATTTGCTTTGATTGTCATAACAAAGAACATGGGAGATATGGCTACACAAAAGAACGCCATGTCTTTTTAGTTTACGGAGCTCCATGTTCGGGTAAGTCTACATTGATAAAACAAATGGCGGTACGTGGGGACATCATAGTAAATATGGACTTGTTATATAAAGCCATTAGTGGATTAGAACTATATGATAAGCCGGATAATATTAAACAGAATGTGTTAAGGGTACATGACCTATTGATAGACCATGTAGCACAGAGATATGGTAAATGGAACAATGCATATATAGAAGGTGGATATCCATTAAAAGCGGTTAGGGAGCATATCATTAACCGAACAGGAGCTGAACCTATATATTGCCGGTCAACCATAGATGAATGTATGGGCATGGCAGATAGTAGAGGCATATTTGCAGATGAATGGAAAGGATATATCAAGAAATGGTATGCCATGTATCAGGAATAACCCCCCGGCATGTGAAAAATAGGTGCCCAAAGCTATACCGCGTGGGGTACCCTTTTTTGAGATAAACCGAGATTTTGACTTTTTAGGAGTTATTAAAAAATAGCTATTGAAAGGGATTGATAATGGACGAGATACAAAAAGAATATAAAAGAATCAAGGCCATATTTAAAGAGACAGATGAAAAGCAATTATCGCTACTTGATGGGCTCATTCTTGAAGCCGCACGTACAAGAGTAGATTTGAATAACTTACAGTCTGTGGCTAAAAAGACAGGCTTGTTGAAAATAAACCCATCAAGCCCGTTTATGCAAAAAGAACTTGCAGTATCCAGAGTATTACCTAAAGTAAGAGCGTCATATACTAATATGATGTTCAAGTTGGCAAAAGCCCTAAGCAATGACATTGATGAAGATGACCTTGGATTAGATGAATATGAATAAATGTTGGATTGAGCAATATCATGACGATATAGAGTCAGGAAAAATCATAACGGGAACGTATGTTCGCATTATGATTGATAAGCTAATGGATGAATTGAATGATGATGATATAAAGAAAGATTTTTCTGATTCGAATAAAAGAATTCATTTCATAGAAAACGAATGCCGCCATGCACAAGCACCGTTTGCGGGTAAACCATTTGAATTAATGCTGTGGCAAAAAGCTATTATTGAAGCGTTTTATTGTTTCAAGATTTGGGATGATGAGCTTCAACGGTATGTTCGTAAATATCAGAAATTACTTTTGAAGATCTCAAGAAAAAACGGAAAATCACCATATATATCAGCATGGACATTAGCAGAATGGTTCTGTGGCGAAATTGGAACTAATGTATTGTATGGCTCAAATGACTATGACCAAGCAGGAATATTATTTGACGCTGCTAATGCGATGCGGGAAGAATCACCTAAAATGTCAAAATGTACTCATAAGAATTTACAGGGGATATTTTGGGGAAACAAGAAACGAAAACATGCAAGGGGAAAGTTTAGCCAGCAAAATAAGGGAAATATTAAAAAGCTATCTGCGCGAACAGGTGCAAAAGAAGGGAAAAATATAAAAGTTGGTGCAGTAGATGAAGTCCACGAAATGCAAGATAATTCATTGGTTATGCCGATTAGACAGGCGTTGTCAACACAAGATGAACCTATTTATATTGAGATTACATCAGAAGGATTTACTGATGGGGGCTACCTTGATAAAGAAACGGATGAAGCAAGAAAAGTGTTGCTTGGAGAATCAGAAGATGAGCGATGGCTTATATTTATGTATGAGCAAGATAGTGAAGAGGAAATATGGCAAAATGAGAATTCATGGTACAAAAGTAATCCTGGGTTGGGCGTTATAAAAAAATGGTCATTCTTACGATCTATGGTTGAAGAAGCTAAGACTAATGCCAGTACAAAAGCATTTGTTATGGCTAAAGATTTCAATATTAAACAGAATTCATCTGCTGCATGGCTTGATATGGCCACGATTAACAACACTGATACATTCAATATTGAAGATTTAAAAGGACAATACTATGTTGGGAGTCTTGATTTTGCAGAAACTACAGATCTGTGCAATGCAAAAGCAATGTTTATAGATCCTGTTACGCAAAACAAAAGGACATTAACAATGTATTTTATCCCTGAGATTAAAGCTGATGCCTTAATAGATGGAAATAATCTCAATCCTGAAAAGAAGAACTATAAAGATTGGGCAGCACAAGGGTTTGTCACAATATGTCCCGGAAGTGAAGTAGATGCGGTTATGGTTGCCAAATGGTTTGAGTCGTTGTATGAAATTTACAATATGAAACCATTTCGTATTGGCTATGATAATTGGCATTCACAAGATTTTAAAAAAGAAATAGGTGCGTATTTTGGAGAAGATGTTTTGTATAGGGTGCCCATGGATTTTAAGACTTTATCAAATCCTATGAGCATTCTTGAGAGTGACCTTCGGCGAAAGGTTATAAATTACAACAATAATCCCATTGATCGATGGTGTCTATCCAATACTGCTATAAAATTAGATACCATTGGCAGGATGATGCCGGTAAAAAAATATGGTGAATCAAAGAACCGTATAGATGGAGCGCTTGGATTTATCATTTCTTATGCGGCATTTTCAGAAAACAAATCAGAGTATTTTGCAATGCAGGAGGCAAGATAATGTTTGATTATATCCGTAATTTTCTAAAGAGAAAAGAACGAAATACACTTGTTTCTTTGCTGAATGATTCTCAAGCGATGTTCTCTTATGGCGGACAGAATGTATATTTATCAGACCATGTGAATAATTGTATTGATAGAATTGCTATTGAAGTAAGCAAGATGTCAGTATTATCTGTAGTTACAGGAATGAACACAGTAAAAGTACAGAATGATGAAATATCCCGCTTGTTCCGATTTAAGCCAAATCCATTACAAACAACAAAGGATTTTCTTGCATGTTGCGAATGGCTACGTCGGAAAGATTGCAACTGCTTTATTTATCCGCAATATGAAATCATAAAAGATAAGATGGGAAATGAGTATAAATACTACACCGCATTTTGGCCATTAAATCCTACTTCTATTGAAATAGGTGTAGATGACACCAATAAAGTATGGGAAATTAAATTTCATTGGCGCTCCGGCGGTACGGATATTATTCCATATTCGGATATTGTTCATCTTAAGTGGCGGCGTGGGAAAAATACTGTAATAGGTGGTGGCAGTGATTTTGGTACACCTGACATAAGAGAACTTTCTGAAAGTGTTTCTGCACTTGGGGAAATTCTCAAAACTGTACCTAAAGCATTAAAATCCAGCTTAAAGATTAATGGAATGTATAGGGCTAAAACAGTAGTAGATGGTAATCTGCTAAATAGCATGCGAGATGAATTTGAAAAACATATTTCAAAATCAGAATCTGGGATAATAGCTACTGATTTACCGGGGGAATTTGTGCCAATAAACATGTCCCCTACAAAAATTGATGATACGGTTATGAAGTTTCTTAAAAGTATTATCCGTGAACGTTATGGAATTTCAGAAGCAATGCTTTCCGGGGATTTCAATGCGGAACAACATGGGGCTTTTTATCAGAGCTGTTTAGAGGATTTCCAAACTGAATTTGAACAGGCTATGTCGGCCTGTGTTTTCACACAACGAGAACAGGATATTGGGCACAGGATCCGCACCTATTACAGTAGAACGGCCTTCATGACAAATAATCAGAAAATAGAACTTGCAACACTCGGTACTAATACCGGGCTTTTTACATTGAATCAAATTTTAGACATGTTTGGGTATGAACCGCAGCCGGATGGCGACCGACGTTTGCAGTCGCTGAATTATATATCTACAAACATTGCGGATGACTATCAGTTGAACGCTATTAAAGACAAGAAAAAGGAGAAATAAAATGTCAAAAAAATTACTTGATAAAAAACAAGCTGTTATGAGGAGTTTTACCTTTGCAGATTTACGTGCAAAACCATTAACTCGTGACGATGGCCAAGATGATGGCATTCGTATACTTGAGGGGCATGCATCTGTTTTTGAGCAGGATACCGATATAGGTGGTTATTTTACGGAACGTATTTCAAAAGGAGCGTTTGATGATTGTGATTTCACAGATGTTCCTTTTTTTGCTAACCATGATATTGGCCGTATTCCAATGGCAAGAAGCCGTCGGAATAATGGAAACAGTACTATGACGCTTTCTATTGATGATGTCGGTTTGAAAATAGAAGCAAAGATTGACACAAAAGGGAACCCTGATTCGGCTGCTCTGTATAGCGCAATTGAACGTGGGGATATTACCGGCATGTCATTTATGTTTACTGTGGGAAGTGATGAATGGGATTTTACAGATGAAGATCATCCCATTCGCACTATTCACAAAATCAAAAAGGTTTATGAAGTATCCGCCGTAAACTGGCCAGCTTATGACGGTACTGATATTTCCGGTCGTGACAAAGATGCTGTGGATACAGCTAAAAAGGCAGTGGAAACTGCCCGTGCACAAGCATTGGATAATGCAACGGAAAAAGAAAAAATTAAAATTCGCAATCGTATTTTAGGAGGTATCTAACATGAAAGAAAAACTTATGAAATTACTGAAAGCAAAAGAAGAAGCACGTCAGGCTCTTGTTGAAAGAAGTGAAAAATCTGAGAACGTAGAAGAGCTCCGCCAGATTCAGGCTGATATTACTGCTATCAACAGTGAAATTGAAGAGCTCCGCTCTATGTTGGAAGCAATAGAACAGCCAGCTCCTGCCGCAACACCGGAGGATAAAGACACTGACGCCCGTACAGCTGCAACCGGTGCTGAAGCTGAAGCACGTGCAAAAAGTGCAACATTCATGCCGGGTAAAGGATTTACCGCTTCCCCTGATGGAGTAGCAAGGAAAGCTGAAATTGAAGAAGCGGAAGCAAGAGGTAAAGCACTGAAAGAAGGACGTGCCGTAAAACTATCTGGCGGAATTGTACTTCCAAAGTTTACGGGAACAACTGTAAATAAAACCTTCCAACAGGTTTCCAGTCTGCTTGACGCTGTAGATGTTCTTCCGCTCCCCGGCGGTGAATCTTATGCACAGGCATATGAAAAATCTAACCCTGATGGAGAGTATACAGCAGAAGGTGCAGCATCCGGAGATACCGATCCTGTTTTTGGAGAAGCTGATATTTTGAAATCTAAGATTACATCTTACAGCGAAGTGACAGAAGAAGTGACGAAGCTGTCCGACATTGATTATGATTCTGTTATTACGAATGGTATTGCCACTTCTGTAAGAAAGAAATTGGCAAAAGAAATTATGGTAGGAGATGGAACTGCTGGACATCTTATTGGTATTTTCAGCGCAAAAGCAACTGCCATTGACGCATCTACTGACCTCAGTATGAAGGACATTGACAATAAGACGCTTGACACTATCGTATTTAGCTACGGTGGGGATGAGTCTATTGAAGGGCAGGGAGTTCTGATCCTTAGTAAGCAAGATTTGAAGGCATTCTCCATGCTCCGTACAACGGGTGGGAAGAAATATCATGAAATCAAATTTACCTCAGGTGGAACCGGTTTCATTGATACCATTCCGTTTATTATCAACAGCGCATGCTTGCCGCTGTCTGCTACTGGAACAGCAGAAAATAAGTATTGCATGGCTTACGGAAACCCGCTGTGTTATCGTTTGACGAACTTCTCTGAATTGGAAGTCACGAAATCCACAGAATATAAATTCAAAGAAGGTATGATTGCAAACAAAGGAGTAATCTTCGCAGGCGGTAACGTTGTTTCTTATAACGGATTTATTCGTGTTAAAAAGGGCAAATAATTTATAGGTTGAGAGGGGGCGAAAGCCCCCATATTTATTCTGAGGGGTAAAACATGGACGCAGAAGAATTAGCAAGACTACTGCATATTGACACTGACGAGGAAAAAGCAAATGCTATGCACTATGCAGGCGTTGCTGAACAATACCTTGTTAATGCAGGATGCAAAGTAGATTATACAAACACGTTATTCCGTGGGCTTGTTGTATCGATCACAGCAAAAATGCTGACTAATCCCGATCTGCTGACAAACCTTTCAGAATCAACCGGAATTACCTTAAATGGTATGATTGCCCAGTGTCGTGCGGCACAGAATCTGAGGTAATTATGAATGTTTCAAGAGTTGGCGAAAGGAATGCCAGGGTGGTTTTACTTTCACAACAACAGACTCCGGATGGACAGGGCGGCTTCAAAAAGGAGCCGCTCAAACCATTTGCGACTGTATGGGCGAAAATTCTCGTTCCTAAGTTTTGGGAAGGTAATAGTGGTGGAAGCCCGGCATCTGCCATAACGCAGGGGATTACGATCAGGCGCCGTAAAGATGTAGATAGGTCGGTTAAGGTAAAATACCGTGAGTGTACCTATGAAATCTTACATATTGATTGCAGCGTTCCGGAAGAAATGACATTGACATGTAAGGCGGTGGTTCATCGTGGGTAGTAAAGCCATTGTAAAAGCGAATATTAGTGAAGAGGTATATAGGGCATTGGTGCAAATTGACAGATTTAATGTTGCCACACAGGAAAGCATTAGAAAAGTTGTTCGTGAGAAAACATTAGAAGTATATCGTCTAACCATAGCACATGCACCTTATAAGAAAGGAAAGCTAAAATCGTCTATTCAAATGGAAATAGGAAATACAAAACGAGGGACGCAGGGAATTGTTAAAACCGATGATCCTGTGGCACATTTGGTTGAAAACGGAACTGCTCATTCAGTGGTTATACCTGTGGTGAAAAAAGCGCTTCATCCCGGTGGTAGTGACCATTATTTCAAAAGAGCTGTTATTCCGCCACGCCGTGCCCATCCTTTTATGCGCCCGGCTATGGACGCAGTAAGGCCAACGATTGAGCAGGCAGTTAAGGAGGCTATTGAAAAAAATGGCACTTAAAATACCTTTTAATGCTGTACAAAAGGCACTCTATGAATTGTTATCAAAAGGACAAACCGTTCCTGTAACAGAACATATCCCAACAGGGCAAGAAGAATTTCCATATATATGGATAGGAGCTTCAAATGATGTTCCGGAAAACGATAACAAAACCAATGATATTCACTTATTAACACAGGAGATTGATTTATGGAGTGATCAGGGCGGTACACTTGAAATCAATAATATTATGAACGATGTAATTTTCCTTGTGACACACTATAAGTTGCGAATGCCGGGCTATCATGTTATTAACACCGAAGTCGTTTCAGTCGCTTCAAACGGTGAACTGTATCAAGATGGATTTACTGCCTATCATGGAAAAATTATTTTACATTTTGAAATACAACAGGAGGTTAAATAATGCTTACAACTGAACAGATTAAAAATTTACCGGTAGCACCCGATAGATCTCGTGCTGTCGCAGGGAAAGACACACTTATATTTGTCGCTTTGACAAAAGACCCTGATGAGTTTGTTATTGTAGGTGGGCAGAAAAACTCACCTATCACAGAAAAAGCGGACAGTATGGACGCAACGGATAAGACATCAGGTAACTTTTCCAAAAAGTTACCCGGTATCCATACATGGAGCATTGAATATGATGGTTTATGGGTTGTCGGTGATCTTGGTATTGATATCTGCCGTGACCGTTTCAAAAATAATAAACCTGTTTATGTTCGTGTCGAATATCCGGATGGCACCTATCGTATGGGCTGGGCATCCATTACTGATTTGTCTGATAACAACTCTTCCGACTCTGCACAAACAATCAAGATGTCTCTTGAAGGCGTTGGTGCATTGTCAGATATGTTGTCTCCATCTGCAGATCCGAAAATTGCGGCACCAACTGTCGCTATTGCAACTTCCCCGGCTGATGTTGTCGTTAATGTAACCCCGGTAGATATTGTTCCAAGAATGGTACTTGACCAGAATGGACAGCCGTTAGCCTATGGTAGCGATTATTCTTATGCAGGGGGAAAGTTAACGTTCAAGAAAGAGTTCTTAAAAACCATTACAAGAGCTTGTACATTCACGGTAAAATTTGCGAATGATGTAAATATTACACTCAATGTTACTAAGGCATGATGAAATCATATGGAATTATGGCGCAGGGAACTGCGCCTTTTTCCGTATTTAAGAATGAAAGGATGCATAAATGAATAATCCAATTCAAATTAAATTCGGTGAAAAACAGTACACTCTTGATCTAACGATAGGGGTACTTCGTAATATTGAACGTGAGCTGAATGTGAGCTTAGTAACCACATTAAATCTCATGAACGCAGAAGGAATATCCCGCAAACTCAATATTGATTTTATTATGGCCACATTGCGCTTTGGACTTGATAAGACAGCACCTAAAACAGATGAAGGGCTTTATGACCTTATTGACGATTACTGCAACGCAGGATCAAATCTTGATATGCTGATGGGCGTTTTAGTTGGCGCATATTATATGAATACAAATTTTTTTACGCCAAGAGCCGTAAGCAAAGAGGAACTGAACAAGGCGAAATAATCCAGTCTATATCAGAATGGATTGAGACATCAGAACCTATTGCATACGGTATCTTGGGACTAACCCCCGAATCATTCAGTGCCATGAACATTAATACATTTTATGCAGTTTTGGAAGGGCACAGAATAAAACGGGAATCTGACGATTTCAGAACTTCTTATTTCTTAAGAAGCCTTGCCCGCATTTTGGTTGGCAATAAAGATGCAGGGAAACTATTTGAAGAAACATACTATGGGTTACATCCGGATGATATGCCGGATCGTGAAAAAGAAAAGAATGATTATATGAAACAATTTAATTTAGTGTAGAGGTGATTTTATGGCAAAAAGATTAACTGATTTACAGGTTAAAATCGGTGCCGATAGCAGCGGACTGGAAGCAGCACTAAAAAAGGCAAAAAATGAAATTGATAAATCATTCTCTACACGCCCGCTTGATACATTTGGTGATGGCGTTGATGGTGTAACCGGCAAAGTCGCAAATATGATTGGCGGATTCACAAAAATAGCCGGAGTGGCCGCCGGAGGGTTTGGGCTTACTGCCATCATCAGGAGTGCTGTGGAAGCAGGTGACAAGCTCCATGATCTAATGGAACGTTATCAAATGTCAGCGGCTGAAGCTGGTAATTTCTCTAAAATAATGAAAATAACAGGTGGGGATGTTGACGCCACGGCTAAGACCATTATGAGGCTTGATAAGTCACTACAGGGGAGCAGTGATGAATCAGAACGTGCAAAGCGGGTAATGGATATATTCGGCGTTTCTGTTACAGATGCGTCAGGGAAGCTACTTCCCATTAATCAGCAGCTGGAAAATCTTGCTGTTGGATATAGAAAGGCACAGGCGGCGGGTGAAGCGCAAGAATTCATAATGAACACACTTGGCACCCGTGGCATGGCACTCATCCCGACGTTACAGAAATATACAGAAGCTAAAAAACTTGCATCTGAAATCAAAGGGATTGGCATAGATCCTGATGAAATGAAAAAGATGAGTCTTGAACTTAAAGAAATGGAGTTACAGTTTGGACAGCTACAACTCGTATCTGGCAGTGCACTTGCACCGCTTGCTAAAGAATTGTTGCCTGAAATCATTCCATTACTTAAAAGCTCAGCAGAATTTATCAATAAAAATAAAACCGAGATTGCAGAATTTACAACAACATTGGTAAAGCTGATTGCAATATATGAAGCGTTAAAAGTAGCGAGAGCTGGATATATGAAGGCATCTGCGTTCTCATCAGCTTTTGGCGTATTAGGAACTGTTGAACAGTCGGCGCTTACAGCCTCACAGGAAAGAGCTATAAATAGGTCTATTGCGGCAAATGAACGGCAGTTTGCAAAAATGCGGACAGAAGCTATTAAAACCGCACAGACAATGAATTTAAGCGCTGAAGAGTCGGCTACATTCATTTCAGAACAGATGGCAAGGATTGGACTTGCATCTGAAGCCTCAGCAGCTAAAATACGTACAAGCATGACAGGTGCTTTTGCGACAGCTAATGCTGCAGCTGCTACGACGGTTTCCACGACTAAAAATGCAACACAAGGAGCAGTTCTTCTTGGGGCAGCGCATGCAAACGCTGGCCAAAAAGCTGTTTCTGCTAGTGCTATCAGTGTTGCTGCATTAGGGAGAACTGAATCTGCTATCAGAAATGCTCTTGGAATGGTATGGGGATTAGCTGGTGGATGGATTGGTGTTGGGGCAGCAATAGGATTTGCAGTTACAAAATTATATGAATTTCATCAGGCTGATAAAAAAGAAGCAGAAGAAGCACAATATGTTAATGTAAACGGAAAAGACTACTATTACAGTAAACGAAATAATACCATGCTTCGCCGAAAAGAAAACGGCACAATTATGAATGTTTATGATAAAGCAGAAGTGGAAACCGCCAAAGCTGCATGGGATGAAAAATATGCAGAAGCTAATGCTAATTCAGAAGCGTTACATAAAAAATATGGTAATGATGAATTTGGAAATTCATCATTTGACATGAAATCACTACAAAATCAAATGCGAGACATGCTCAATGAAATTGGGGCAGGTTCTAAAAAGAGCAAGTCAGAAGAGAAAGCAGAGAAAACGTATAAAGTAGAAATCCCTATAGGTCAAGTTGTTGCTGATTTGGCGGCATCTCATCCTGAGGGGGAACAGTGGATGTCCCCGCTTGTCGAAGATGCCCGTGTTCAGTGCGCTGCTTTCGTATCGGCTCTTTATCAGGAAGCAGGAATACAGGGAATTAACTCTGTAAATGGTAATGATTTAGTCAATCAATTTGGCACGGCTTACCATTCTGCAGGTGATGGATATGTTCCACATGTAGGAGATATGATTGATTGGCAAAATCATGTAGGTATTTATGCTGGTAACGGTGAGTATATAGCGCGTAACTCTTCCGGTGGTGTTCATCGTGGGAGTATGGAAGAGGGCAATGCATGGTTCGGGAACCCGCTTGGGTATGGATCCGTATCTGAATATACCGGCGGTAAAACAATAATGAGTACAGTTGACGCAAACGGGAAAACGGTAAGTGACTCTCTTAAGAAATTGGAACAGGCAAAAGAAGAAGCTATGCGGCTTTTCCAAACTATGAATGATGAAATCACAAAAGAAACACAATCATCATATATGTCAGGAATGAATGAAATTGCAGAAAATATCAGAAAAAAGCAAGCGGAGATCAATAAGCTCTCAAATGCTGGACTGCCTAAAGAGGCTATTTCTCTATTGGAATCTGAGCTTGGAGAATATGAAAAGGTTTTACAAAATAAACTGGTCAAAAAATGGCAGGAAGCATGGGACGCTATCACCTATGAAACAAAGAAAACCAATGCGGAAGTGATAGGGGATTATAAAGCTCTTGCTGACGCTGAATATGAAGCCACTATAAATTCACTAAATCGCCAACGTGAGGAACGCCTAAAAGAAGTATCACGAAAAAAAGATGATGTGGAAGCATTGAAAGCAGTTGAGGATGAGTACACAGCTAAAGTTGAAGAAGCCACAAAGAAGCGGGCTGATGCTTATCGTGACTCTTTCTCAAAACAGGCCAGCTATGCCATTCAGAATCACAACACAGGCCGGTTAAATAGTCTTATGAATAGTGCTGATGGAAAAGCGTATATGGAATGGGAAGGAGAAACAAAAAAGTTACAGGCATTTTATGACCTGTGGCTTGAATCAAATAAGAGTATGAATGAGATGACTGCTGAAGCGGTTTCCGGATGGACTTCCGGACTTTCCAGTATATTTGCAGACCTCGGAAACAATATCCAAAACGTTGGGAAATTAGCAGAAAATGTCGGCAAAATGATTTTGAAAACCATCGTACAGATAGCTGCTAAAGCTGCCGCCGCAAGATTAATAGGCAATATTTTTGGAATCGGCGGTGGAGGCGGCAGTTCCACCGCTAATATGTCTTTTGATTGGACACCTGCTATTAGGTCTGTCATTCCTAAGTTTGCGGATGGCGGGCTTGTTACTGCTCCAACACTTGGACTGATTGGTGAAGGTAAATCCAGAGAAGCTATACTCCCACTCAATGGTTCTACATTTGGGGAACTGGCAAATGGCATTGCAAATAAGATGGGGCGAACTGGCGGTGCCCCTATTATCAATATCAATAATTACAGTTCGGAAGAAGTACGAGCGGAAAGCGGTGGCATTGGAGATATTGAAGGGCAAATGGTGAACATTACAATAGGGGCATTATCAAAGAACAAAGACGGATCTCTTGATACGTTAAAAGAAATGTTGAGGTGATTACATGGCATATAGATTTCCTGATATTGGAGTTCCTGTATATCCGTTTGCAACAAATAGCGGAAATACATATACAAAAGTGATTTCCGATTCAACGATTAAATCAGAAACGGACGGGGGATATAAAATTACCCGTCCGCGGAATAGCAGAACAATTTCTTCATGGACATTTGTATGGACGCATCTGACAGAAGAGGAGTATACAAGGCTGGAAGAGTTTTACAAACAAGTAACCACAGCCATGCAGTTTCAATGGAATAATCCATTAGATGAGAAAGAATATACTGTCCGTTTTTCCGGGCAGTTTTCTTTTGTCTATGATTTTCCGTATGGATATAGAGGGTCACTTACATTTGAGGAGGTATAAATAGATGCTTATATGGCCATTAGCTGCCATTCTTGAAAAAAATAAACTGGCAAATGATAAGCCGTTTATTATTCTATTCAAGATGATTATAGAAGGTGTTGCAGAACCAATATACCTTGCTCGAAATAATGAAGATATAATGTGGGATGGCAAAACGTGGATTGCCTATCCGATGACTATTGGAGATATCCACACTGATGGTAAAACACTTCCTACTGTGAACTGGGGGGTTTCTAACCTTGGTGGTATACTTCAGCAATATGTACATAAATTTAAAGGATTTACGGACGCAAAAGTCACTATCTATGCAATCCACTATTCTATGCTTCATATTAACAAGCCACTTATTAAATTGGATTTTGAAATAAACAAAACATCTTACGGCGAAGAATGGATACAATTTACTCTTGGAGCATCTCCTGAAGCTGCGTCTAAATTCCCTGCATGTACTTATATGGCTCACTATTGTCCATACCGTTTTAAATCATGCCGCTGTGGCTATACCGGAGACGAAGCTCCTTGTAATAACACACTTGAAACTTGCCGCATACCGACAAGATTTGGCGGAGAAGAAGGGATGAATTCCAATGGAATATAAGGATTTAGTTGGGAAAGCATATAAAAATGGTGGACGCGGCAACGATGCATATGATTGTTGGGGACTTGTCATGGAAATATATCGGCGGCAGGGTATTACATTAAATGACTATCCTATCTCATTTGATAATTCTACAGAAGAAAACATAAGTGGAATTGTTAATACAGAGAAAAAAGAGTGGAAAGAAATCAAAGAGCCTATTGCCGGATGCGTTATTGTTATTTCTTCGTTTGATGGATGGGCATCGCATGTGGGAGTATATATCAATGAATATGAGTTTATCCATTCAGCAGTAGGTAAAGGAGTGACAATTGATCGGATAAAAAGATGGGATCCGTTTATTGTTGGATATTATGTGCCGGGAGAAACTTATGATAAGAATAATTGAGGTTAAAAACCCTTTTGATTTACGTACTAAAACTATGCGAGAAGTCGCATGTACAGGTGAAACATTATATAAATACATTGAGAATCTTGAACAAAAACAAGCGTTTTTAAATGGTGTGCGAATCGAACGCCCTGAACATTGTTTCCCGCAGGATGGGAATGAAATTATTATTATGCCTCTTATAGAGCATGGCTTTAAAAAATGGTTTGGTGTCATTGCAACTATTGGTCTTGCATTTGCCGGTGCATCTGCTGCTGGATGGGTAATGAAAGCCGCATGGGGGTCAAGGTTTCTTGCTGGATTAGCATCTGGCCTTGTTATGACAGTTGGTGGGAAGATTATTAATTCTGTTTTCCATCTCAACTCTGTCAACAACGTAAATGAGCGCGAAACATCACAAACATATAGTTGGAATTTACCGACAATACAGACAAATGAGGGTGGTGTTATAGGGGAGACATATGGTGAATGTATTCCGGCTCCTCAATTGTTAATGGAACATGTTGAAACGGTAGGGAATGACCAATATTTGAATCTATTATTATGTGGCGGGTACGGACCTGTTGATGCCATCTATGATTTGCGAATCGGCAATACAGCAATTGGAAACTTTCAAGATGTTATGATAGAAACACGTCTTGGAACAAATGATCAGTCTCCAATTAGCTTCTTACAGCAAACAGTTTCAGATGAATCAATCGGTGTTGAAGTCAAAGCTAATAGCCCTATCAATAGAACTACATCTACAAAAAAAGCTAATCGACTTGATTTTACATTTGAGTTTCCATCGGGACTATACAGTATAGATGATAACGGAAACACAAAAGAAAACACAGTTAAATTCCTTATTGAGTATCGGAAACATGGAGAAATCGAATGGAAAGGATCAGGATATAACTTTTGGAGTAATGCCAGTGGTATTACTAACATCACAATAAAGGAAGGAGCCGTATCGGAAGTATGGACATTTACGCCTGTTACGGAAGAAGTAAGAGAGCCTTATCGAAGAAGAAAAGGGAAAGTTTATTATAAGGTAACAACACAATTTGGAGGATGGGATGTTATAGGATCTGTTCACGGTAAATGTGGAAGAGCAAAACCGGATCAGGATTATTCTAATGATTATATTTCTTTTCACGTTGGGAATAATTTGGTATCAGTGCATGGCAGCCTTTTTAGGGCAAAGCATAAAGAAGCAATCACTGTAACAGTAGTTAAAGGTGAACATGTTATTACGGCTTCCTCTACATCAACAGTAAGAAAAACCATTTCAATTCCTAACCTTGAACCTGCCCAATATGATGTAAGAATAACCGGTATTGATTTACCTTCATCTACTCGTAAAGTCAGCTATATGCAGTGGAGCTTACTTTCTACATATATAAATGACAGTGCTTACAGCCGTCCCGGGAAAGTCCTTGTTGGATTGCGAATCAAAGCAACGAACCAGCTTTCAGGCGGACTACCTAATGTAAATTGGAGACAAGCACGAAATACCGTATATGTATGGAATCCAAAGAAAAATATGTATGAGTCAAAATCTGCACGAAACCCAATATGGGCAGCATATGACATTCTTCATAATTGTAAATTGCTTGAAAATATTAATACGGGGAAATCAGAATATGTAGTCGAAGGTTCCAATAAAGAAAATTTCACTGATTATTATGATGAGTGGGTAACCGCTGCCGCCTATGCTGATGAGTTGGTAGAAGATGATAATGGCGGTAAAGAAGCAAGATTTGAGTTTGATGCGTTCTATGACACAACACAGACAAGATTTGAAGCTGCAAATAAAGCTGCTGCTGTTGGTCACGCCTCTATTGTTCGACATGGGACATCTTATGGAATAACAGTTGATAAGCCGGGAGAAATAGTTCAGATTTTCGGAGAAGGACAGGTTATACGTGGTGGTTTTCAAGGTGAATTTCTAAGCCGCTCAGAACGGGCACGTTCCGTTGAATGCACATACAATGATGCAGAAAATGACTTCAAAAACACTTGCTTTCTGCTTAGAAGTCCAACTTACACAAATGATTTAAAGCTTCAGGATAACACGGCAAAATTAGCGTTATTTGGTGTAAAAAGACGATCGCAGGCATACAGAGAAGCCGTATACACTATGGCATGTAATGAAAGGCAGATTGAATTAATAACATTTCCTGTAGATGTAAATGCTATTGTTTGTGAATACGGCAACATTATAGGTGTAAATCATTCTGTACCACAGTTGGGGGAAGCAAGCGGGCGTATTGTTTCAGTTGATGGTAATGTTATAAAACTCGACAAGAAAGTCCATATGATTGCGGGGGATTCATATAGCATTATGATCTCTCTTTCCAAATCCGATAAGATTATTAAAAAAGATATTGTAAATACGACATCAGAGACGGATACGCTTATAACAACAACTGAATTTGTTGCTGGTGAAATTCCTGAAAAATTTGACCCTTATGCTTTTGGTAGAACTTCCGCCGTTATCAAACCTTACCGGATTACTAAAATCACGCAGGATGGAGATTTAAAGGTCAAAATTACTGGTATTGAATATGACGAGTCTATCTATCGTGTTAATTATGATAATTTCCCCATCTTAGACTATTCACCAGTTGAACGTGATGGTAAACCAACTGACATAAACCTCTGGGAAGAAAACTACATTACAAATGATGGTGTCTATATCCATCATCTGTATGTTTCATGGAAAGCGCCTGTAAATGAAAGTCCAAGTAAATATAGAATATATATCTCAAAGAATGGACACGATTGGCAATATATCGGGGATACCCGTGATACTGAATATGACATTACAAAAGTAGCACCACCACAGCGATACTATGTAAAGGTTACTTCTGTTGTTGATATTATTGAAACAGATGGGCTTATCGGCATACTTAATATGAATGGCAAGGATGAACCGCCAGATATCCCAACTGGATTAAAAGCTGAAATCGTAACAGATAATGCTTCACAAGTACGATTATCATGGAATGAGAACACAGATCCTGACATTCGAGGATATAACATTTATGTGAATGGTGTGCTAAAAGAAAAATGTGTAAAAGATACATTTTATACTTTTATTGCGAAAAGCACCCGTTCATATACATTTGAAATTTCCGCCGTTGATAATGCCGGGAATGAGTCTACTGGAAGAGATAAGGTAACACAAAATGTGAAACTGGAGCCGGGTGATGTTACTGGTTTCAAAGCAATACAAAGCATGATAGATCGAGTGCGGTTACAATTACGATGGAATGCCCCAAATGAAAAAGGAATTGCTTATTATGTTATAAAAATGGGGCAATCGTGGGATACAGGAACAGTAGTAGCGCCATATGTAACTGGCGTTTTTTATGATATGGAATTGACTGATGAAAATTGGCATACATTCATGATTAAAGCAGTTGGTGGTAACGGATATGAAAGTGAAGTAGCTGCAACGGTAGATTTTCAGCATAGCATGTCTCCAACCAAAGTTCCTGATGTACAAGCTTTTCAAGATCCGAACGATAGAAGCATTCTCCGGATACAATGGACGGGCATTGACGATGGTGACCTCGCAGGATATTTGGTTAAGGTTGGTGATAACTGGGACGCAGGAGAACCATTACCATTTACACGTGAACTCTATACGAGCTACAATCTAACTCGTTCCAGCTCATTTAAAATCATGATTAAAGCTAAAAATATGGCAGGGTATTATTCTGAAGAAACATCATGTACAGTTGAACCGATGGTAGAAGCGGCGGATGTTACCGGACTTGTAGCATATAAAAATGGGGATGCTGTAGATCTATATTGGGATCCGTCACCTGATGCTGACGTTGTTGGCTATGAAATCCGTGAAGGATATTCGTGGGATGAATCATCATTAATTACTACAGGAGTTACCGATACGAATTATAGAATAGCAATTACGACAGAACGTGCATATAAGTTCTTTGTTAAAGCTAAAAATTCAAGCGGTTATTACTCACAAAATCCGGCAAGAGTAAGTATTGTTGTTACTGAATTAACGCCGAAAAACGTCATTTTCACGTATGATGAAATCGCACTCGCAAATGGAACGTTTAATAGCACTGAAATAGGGGCTTCGCATTGGACATGGCAAAATTACGGTGGCAAGTTCAGTGATTATCCTGATACTAAATTTTCCGAGATTGGCGGTTCTAATGTACTGAAATTGCTTGTTGGTGCAGATGGGAAATATCCCTTCAAGGGTTGGTATTATCCTAAAAATATTGATATCGGAAGTATCATTACATGTTATGTTTCTTGCCTGTTTACTTCTACCGCTACTAAAAAAGGTGGCAGTGCCACATTATATATCAGAACTTCTCAAGATGGTACAAAGTGGACGGACTGGGAAATATTCAAGCCGATACAACGAACGTTCCGATATGTTGGATTTAGAGTTAATCTTGAAACGAAAGATACTAGCAGATCCCCAGAAGTTAATCAATTTACTGTATCTATTGATGTACCTGATACTGATATAGCAATGGCTGCAACGATAGCTAAGGGCGGCACCACAGTTAATTACGGGCATACATTCTTTCAGGTTCCGGTTGTTGTTCCGGCGGCAGTTGGTGAAAATCTACATGCTGAATTGGTAAACAAGGATAAAACATCATGTATACTGAAAATCAAGGACAGGACAAATGCAGATGTAGGTGGCAAGGCTGACATACGAATCAAGGGGTTTTAAGAGGACTGAAAAAAGTTCTCTTTTTTATTTAGGAGGTATTTTATGGCATACAATGGAAATCTTCCGGCAAATGATGGATATTTATCTGAATTTCCTGCACAGCAAAGAGAGAATCAACGTGCATTAAAAGAAGATAAAATAACAAATGCAGGGAAATTGCAAGGATTAATCCCCGGTAATGAATCTGGGCAAATTCCAACCAACAATGGGGCATTAAATATAAATTTAAATGCTGAAAAGTTAAATGGACATGAGGCAAACTATTTTTCTCATGATGGTCACAAACATGAAAAGGC